TGGGTGCGACGTGCCACCGCCGGATGCAGATCACCACGGTCGCGCCGCCCACCCCGGACCCCGAGTGTGACTACGCGATGGTCCCGGTTATCCCGTAACCGGGCCTGCAACGGGCCGCGTTTCTCGTGGGACGCGGCCCGTTGCACCGCAACACCACCCGCAACCACCAGGGAAGGAAGGCCAGGATGCCTCTCGCCTCGGGTCTGTGCAGCCTGGACGGCTGGACGCTCGATGAATCGTGCATGGACATCCCGCCGGGCACGCCGCCGGAAACGGTAGAACGCTGGCGCCAGGTAGCGGCCGAGCTGCTGTACGGCCTGACCGGCCAGCGCTTCGGGCCGTCCTGCCCGGTGACGGTGCGGCCCTGCCGCAAGCAGTGCGCCGAAGGGTTCGGCCTGCTCGCCGGTCGGTTCCTGTACCAGGGTGCGCAGTCCACGGGGCCGTTCATCCCCTACATGCGCGCCGGTCAGATGTACAACGCCAGCCTCTGCGGCTGCCGGTCCAACTGCCACTGCGGTCCCGAGCTGTGCAAGATCTACCTGCCGGGGCCCATCTACGACGTGGTCTCTGTGGACATCAGCGGCGAGGTCGTGGACCCACTGACGTACAACGTGCTGGACGGCCAGTACCTGGTCCGGCGCAGCGACACAGCCGACGACGCGAACGGCGGAACGTGCTGGCCGGGCTGCCAGGACATGAGCCTGCCGCCGGGCGCCGAGGGCACGTTCACGGTCGTCTACCGGACGGGCGTCCCGCTGCCCGCGATGGGCGTTGCAGCGCTGTCGCAGCTGACCGCGCACTACATCAAGGGCTGCAACGGCTGCGGTTGCGGCGTGGGGACGCTCAACAACCTGCGGTCGCTCTCGCGCCAGGGTGTGGACCTTGAGTTCCAGGACGCCCAGCAAACGCTCGCCGACGGCCGGACCGGGCTGCCGCTGGTGGACCTGTTCATCCACACGGTGAACCCGTCCAGGCTGCCGCAGGCCATGCGGGTGCTCTCGCCGGACGCCCCGAAGCGTCCGCGCATCTGGTACGGGCCTACGGTGATCTGATGGCCCTCTCGATGCTCGCCATCCACCAGGCGGCCCAGAACCTGCTCGACTGCGTCTGCGAGACGCTGGACCTGCTGCCGACCGAGGTGCCCGGCCTCGTCGGCTGCCCCTGCCGCTCGGGTGTCGTTCCGGGCGCGGCAGCCGCCGACGGCTGCGACGGCGGCTGTGAACTTCAGCCGGGCGAGGCCCCCGGCCAGCTGACCGTCAACGTGGTCCGGCTGTACGCGTCCGACCGGCAGAACTTCCCGCGCGAGACCGGCCAGCTGTCGACGGTGCCGGGTTCGGGGGTCCGGGACCTGAAGAACTGCACCATGCCGCAGACCACGGCGGTCGAGCTGCTCATCACTCTGTGGCGGTGCGCCCCGATGCCGACGGACCAGGGCTGCCCGCCGTCCATGCCTCAGCTGGACGCGGCGGCTATGCAGATGCACGCCGACATGCTCGCGGTGCAGCAGGGCATCCTGTGCTGCTACGCGGGTACGCTGCCGGACCAGCGGTGGGGGCGCCGGTACGTGGTGGGGCAGACGCTCTCGCTGGGGCCGCAGGGCGGCTGTGTGGGCTTCCAGACGACTGTCATCACCGCCCTGGACGACTGCATCCCCTGCCCACCGCCCGAGCCTCTGGCGGGGCCGTAATGGGCGGCCTCGTCGCGGTGAACCTGCGGCCGAACGGCTTCCAGTCTCTGCTGTACGGCATCGGGGGCGCCGGTCGGCGGATGCTGGAACGGAAGGCCGAGCGGGTCGCGGCACGGGCCCGGCTGAACTCAGCGGGGAACGGCTCGATTCCGGAAGGGATCATCGTCGGCCCGGTCGTGGGCAAGGACGTCCAGGTGATCAGCACCAACCCGCACAGCCTGCTGGTACACAACGGCTCGCCCCGGCACGAAATCCGGCCGCGCCGGGCCGGGGGCAAGCTGCGTTTCGTCGTCAATGGCCGTGTGGTCTACGCGCGGGTGGTCAACCACCCTGGCTACAAGGGGAATCCGTTCCTCACAGACGCCCTGAGAGACGTGCGCTGAGTAGTTACCCAGCGGTAGCAGTAGTTTGGGCAGTTATGGGTTTCAGAAAGGGCCAGGTCAGACAGTTACCCGAGTTGTTCTGAAAAGAAGGACCACGTATAGGGGTTATGCATCAGGTTACAGCGCGTAGCGGCTGCGAGGCTATGTGTAGTAACACGCACCTATTGGGGCTCTTAGTTTCTGAAACAACTCGGGTAACTGTCTGACCTGCGGTTCTCTGAAACCCATAACTGCCCAAACTACTGCTACCGCTGGGTAACCCCTCTCAGCCGCCCGGCGGCCCCCGGCCGGTAGGCTTGGACGGAACCGCCACCACCTGATGAAAGGGCTGCCAGTGGCCCGTCTGAGCCTCTTCACCCAGCGTCCCCGCCACCGTCTGCCGCGCCGTTGCCGCGCCGTGGCCGGGGCCCGTGCGGCCGTTCACCGGCTGCTGACACTGGACCGGGTCGCGCCGCCGGTCGTCTACGACGTCGCGCCGGATCTCTTCACTGAGCGGCCCGGTCCGAGGTCGCTGAAGGCCGCGTTTCCTTCGGGTCCGCTGACCACCTTCGGCACGGGGGCGCCAGTGCACGTCTGCGGGGCTGTCTGCGACCCGGACCACCCGAACTACCGGCAGTGCTTTTCCGAGGCTTACAACGGCCGTCAGGGGGTCTCTGAGACGTGCTGAACGACTACGCCAGTGTCGGCGGCATCGAGGTGTGGAACACCAGCCGACTTCAGGCCTACCTGACCAACATCGGGTCACCCTTTACTACCGGGCCCGAGATCTGCTCGTGCGACTCGCTCACCCCGGCCGTACTGGGCGAGACCTTCCCCGCGTACCAGACGCCCGCGCTGGACCCGGCGCCCTGGTACGACGTCGACACCCCGCACTCTGCCGAGTACCTCGGCTTCCTGCCGCTCTCGGTGGCCGGGGTGGACGACAACCCGCGCGGCCGCAGCGTGTCCAACGCCGTTGGCGGCGGTGGTGTGTTCGGACCCGTCCGGGAACTGCCCCGCACCATCACCGTGACCGGTGTGATCGTCGCGTCCACCTGTTGCGGCGCCGAGTACGGGCTGCACTTCCTGTCCGAGGTGCTGTCCGGCTGCACAGGCAACGCGTGCGACGGCGACTGCTTCGAGATGTACAGCTGCTGCCCGGACCCCGGAATGACCGCCGACCAGTTCAACGCGGACTACCGCCGGACGTTCCGCCGCACCGCGCTCGTGTCCGGCCCCACCGTGGTGCGGCGGCAGGGCAACGGCAACTGCTCGTCCGGTGGATGTTCAGCAGGCGGTGACCTGATCACGGTCGAATTCGTCCTGACGGCTGCCACGCCCTGGGCTTGGACCGACACCACTGAGCTGCTCGAAGTGGACATCCCCAGGACGCCCTACTTCGACATTCCGTGTATCGAGTGGTGTGTCCTGGACCCCGAAACCCTGACCGGCGACTGCGACCCGAACGAGTGCCTGTTCGCGGACTGCGACCAGGGCGACGCTTGCTTGGACCCCTTTCACGCGATTCCGCCGCCGCCGCAGCCGACAGTCCCCCTGACGTCGTTCTGCGTCCCGCTGGGCAGCGACCAGGCATGCTACGAGGTGGACCTCAGCGACCGGCCCACCTGGTCCGGCGACGCCATGATGATCACGGTGCGGGCCGGGTCGAGTATCCAGCGCAACATCCGGATCAAGATCTACGCCAAACCGGTCGGCTCGCTGCTCGGCTGCGCCGAGATTGCCGAGGCTAACCGGTGCAGTCCCGTGGCTGAGTTCGTGATCACCTACATGCCGCTGGCCAGCACTCTTACGCTGGACGGCCAGGTGGGCAAAGCACTGCTGGTCTGCAACGACACCTGCACTTTGTCCACCTACGTCTACGGCGACGACAACGGCGGGCCCGTCCGGTTCCCCGAGCTGGGCTGCGCCACCTACTGCGTGTGCGTCGAGTCGGATCCCGAGTATCAGGGCGCCGACGATGCGTCCATCACCTTCGGGGTCAGTGGAAGGGGTCTCTGATGCCGGTCGGCTGCTCGACCCATACCTTCCAGGTCGCCGACCGGGACGGCGGTCTCGTCGTTACGACCGGCAACCTGCTGGCGGTCGAGTACAACCGGCTGCTGAACGACGCCAGCACGGCCAAGGTGACGATCGGGGTGAACGGCGCAGCCTGCTGCCAGCAGCTGGGCGACGTACGCAGCTGGCGCCACCTGCTGAACATTTACCGAGGCCAGGACTTCATGTGGTCCGGCTTCATCACTCGCGTCGACTGGTCCTACAGCGAGTGCGTCATCACGGCCGTGGACATCATCGGGCTGCTTGACCGGCGGGTGCCCCACCAGCCCTTCGTCTTCACAAGTACGGACATCACCGAGATTGCCCGCCAGCTGGTGGATGACGGGCTGGCGCCGGACGATCCCGGACACACGACCACGGTCGTCGCCCCGGCCAACGTGACCGGCGGCCGCGTGTACGAAGAGGCGGTCGGCCAGACCGGTGACCACCTGCGCGACCTGGCCGACACCGGGCTGGACTTCACCGCCATCGGCAACAACGTGGTGATCCTGCCGGACGCCTTCGCGGACGTGGTCGGCAACCTCTCGGACGTCGACATGCCCGAAGGGGTCACGGTGACCGAGGATGGCGCGTCCCTGGGTACCCGGCAGATCGTCGCCGGATCCGAGGCAGGAACCCCGGTGGGTGTTGCGGGCGGCATCAACCCCTACTACGGCTTGCTTGAGATCTACACCGAGCAGACGACGATGGCTGACCAGGCGGCGGCTGACGCGGCCGCCGCCGCCAAGCTGGCGGGCAACCTGGGTGTGCCGGTCTACATCGACACGCAGAACGTGACGCTCGCGCCGACGGCCAACATCGACGTCCCGAAGCTGGTACCCGGCTGGTGCGTGGACATCAGCACCGAAAGTACCTGCCGGGCGATCACACAGCGACTGAAGATCACTGGGCTGGCCATTAGCGAGGACGGCGGAAGCGACGCCGAACCGGGTGGTGAGCATGTGGTGTTGCAGGTGGCCGCGACGGGCGACCAGCTGCAACTGGTGGGTCTCAACACGACGACGACCGGGACGTGAGGGCATGGCTAACCGCAACAGTGTGAGTCTCACCCTGCCGGGCAACCCGCTGGGCAGCGTGCTGCGTGAGACGGCGCGACAGGCCCGGCGCAGCAGCCGCGACGCGACGGCGCCGCAGACCGCGACGCAGGACGACGTGACTGCGTTGCAGGCCGAGGTGGACGCGTTGCAGACGCAGAACGAGTCGTTGCAGGCCGAGGTGATGGCGTTGCAGGCGCGCGTTGCTGCAACGGTCGCGGTGACCGGCGTCGGCGGCATCGGCAACTGGGTGTATCCGGCACCGTTCGGGGTGACCCCCGCCCTGGTGGCCACCACCCAGGGCGGGGCGCCGTACCACGTGAACATCCTGGCGCCGAACAACGCCAGCACCCAGTTCGTGGTTTTTGACGCGGCCGGGGTGGGTGTGGTCGGCGCCACGGTCAGCATCGTGGCCGTTTCCCTCGGGTGACCGCCCACTAGAATCGGACGAGCAGCCCCTCAGAAAGGACCCCGAATGGCCAGGGTTTGTGTAGACAGCACGTACTTCGCGTTGGGTGTTGACGGGATCCTCACGTTCAAGCCCGAGTCGGTCGGCATTCAGCAGCTGCTGGTTTTCGACACAGTCGGCGTGTTCCCGTTCAACAAGGCGGCCTACCCCGGCCTGCGCAAGATCCGTGTGCGCGTCATCGGCGGCGGCGGCGGCGCGGGCGGCGCGCAGGCGACGACCGGCACGCTGGCACGCGAGGGCGCGTCCGGCGGCGGCTACTCGGAATCCATCCTGGACGCGTCCGCCCTTGGCGCGAGCGAAAACGTCACCGTGGGTGCGGGTGGAAACGGCGGCGTTGGCAACAACGCGGGCGCTGGTGGGAACCCGTCCAGCTTCGGCGGATTCGTGGTCGCCCTTGGCGGCCAGGGCGGCGGGCTGAACATGCCCATCGGCGCCACCGAGTGGACCGCGCCCGGTACCGGCCCCGGCGGCCTCGGTACGGGGCAGATCGTCACCACCGGCTTCCCCGGCGGCCAGGCCCACCGTACGGCGGCCGACGCCAGCTGTCAGGGACTGGACGGCGGCGGGTCCGGCGGCGGCTACGGCGCGGGCGGCATCGGCCGCGTGCAGCCGTCCAACGGCGCGAACGGCACCGGATACGGCGGCGGCGGATCCGGTGCCATTTCGTCACTCAACACCGTCCAGACCGGCGGCTCGGGCAGCCGGGGCGCCGTGTTCATCGAGCTGTTCTACTGATCAGGAAGGTCTCACCATGGCACGCTGCGGCTGTGCAGATACCGGCGCCGAGTCGGTACGGACCCTGCTGTCCGCAGAGGATGGCGTCAAGTACAACAGCACGACGGGTGTCTTCAGCGCGGACATCTCGCCCAACGTCGGTAACAACCTGACCCTGGACGGGTTCGGACGCCTCTTCGTCCCGACCGGCAGCGCCACGGTGAGCACCGGGCCCGGCATCCTCGGCGACGGATCCGGCGGTAACCCGGTGCGCGCCAACGTCGCGTCCTGGCCGTACGTCACCCCGCCCGTCACCGGATCCCAAGGGGTCTTCGTCAACCCCATCGGTGGCCAGCTGGTGGGCCCGCCGATTCAGGTGGTGGACTTCGTCGCCACCAACTTCAGCCGGTCCTATGCCGCCCTCGCGGTCAATACGACCGGCACGGCCGTCACCGCCGACACCTTCACCGTGAACCTGCTCAACCCGGACCCGAACCGGTCCTGTGTCGTCATCATCGAGCGCGAGGTGAAGGTTCGGTTCGGGCTGCCCGCCAACTCGGACGCGTCGTTCTCGATCGACGGGGCGGACGCGGGACGCCAGTGGAACAAGGGCAGTACGGCGGTCACCCTCGGCGGCGTGCAGGTCACCCGCATGTTCAAGTCGGCGAACCTCGCGCCGGGCGGTGCTAGCAGCTACGGCCTTCAGGTCGGGACGCTGAACGGAACCGGCGGCGCCACATACAGCCAGATCAACGTGGACATCCGCGTGCTCTACATCGGCCAGGCCTGACCGGGCGTCAGTCCGTACGAGGCAACTACTACACACCGTTAGGATGAGGCCATGGCCGAACCGGGAACCGTGACGTTCTTCATCATCTACGAGGACGGGTCCGTCGAGACTCAGACCCTGCCGGACGAGCCTGGCGCACAACCGGTTCTGTCCAAGCCCGGCCGCAACGCGGGCGAGATCGAGTACAACCAGTTCCTGGCACGGATCGAGCAGCAGAACGCCATCTGGTTCGCCGAGACGCAGGCGCGAGAGCAGCAGCTTCTGAAGGCCGATTACGACGCTCTGATTGCCGCAGGCATCCCCGAGGCCACGGCCCGCCGGATCACCGGCTACAGCGGCCCCTGAGGGCTCGCACGACGTACGTGACAACCGCAGGAAGGACCGGCATGGCAACACCCGTATCAGCAACGAAGTTCGCCGACGCGCTGCGCGCCGAAGGCGTCAACGTGATCGAGGTGGGTTCCTGGAAGACCCACAACCGCAACAGCAAGGGACCCTGGGGACCGGTCCACGGTGTGATGATCCATCACACCGTGAGCAAGGGAACCGCGTACAGCGTGGCTCTGTGCCGGGACGGCTACCCGCCCGAGCTGCCGGGCCCACTCTGTCACGGCGTGATCGCCAAGGACGGCAGCGTGCACCTGGTCGGCTACGGCCGGACCAACCACGCGGGTGGCGGTGACCCGGATACCCTGGCTGCCGTCAAGAACGAGGACTACGGCGACCGGCCGCCGGTCCCCAACGTCGGCAACACCGACGGCATCGACGGCAACCGGCATTTCTACGGGTTTGAGTGCATCAACATGGGCGACGGCAAGGACCCCTGGCCCGAAGCTCAGCTGGAAGGCATCGTGCGCACGGCCACCGCCATCTGCCGGATGTTCGGCTGGTCCGCGAAGTCGGTCATCGGCCACCTCGAATGGTCCGACGACAAGGTGGACCCGCGCGGCTTCAGCATGAAGGCCATCCGCGAACGCGTCGATGCCCGGCTGGGTGGTGACCCGGACCCCGGTGGCGGAACAGACCCGGATCCCGGTGGCGAGCAGCCGACCGACCCGGACGCGTTCCCCGGCACGTGGGCCTTCGGTCCGAACGCCAACAACGCGCACGTTACTCGCCTCGGCCAGATGCTGGTCGCGCGCGGCGGTCGCCGGTACTACGCCGAGGGCCCCGGCCCTCGCTGGTCCGAGGCAGACAAGAACGCCACGGCCGCCTTCCAGCGCGCGCAGGGCTGGGGTGGGGACAACGCCGACGGCCTTCCCGGACCCGAGACCTGGCGCCTGCTCGTAACCGGCGGGGGCAACGACATTCCGGCCCCGGCCGGGCGGCCGCCGGTGTCCGTGGCGCGCGTTGTCGCGGCCGCGCAGCGGGACCCCGGCCTGCCCCAGGGCGGCACCACCCACCCCGGCGACGTCGCGCCGGTCAAGGCCGCTCTGGTACAGCAAGGCTTCCTGTCCGGCCTGTACGCGGGCGGGGGGTACTTCGGCACCACTACGAAGACCGCCTACGCCGCCTTTCAGCGGTCGCTCGGTCACCGGGGCACCGCTGCCGACGGCATTCCCGGAAAGTCGTCCCTGAGCATCCTGGCGCAGCGCTCGGGGCTGTTCACCGTAACCAACTGAGAGGCAACCCCATGAAGTACTGGAAGTCACTCGCCGAGCTGGTGGCCCTGACGTACGCGGTCACGTTCCTCGGCCTGCTCACCGCGTCCGGTTTCGACCTGACCGACCTGGCCGCCGTCAAGGCCGCCGGTCTCGCCGCATTCCCTGCCGCCCTCGTGGTCGTGTATCAGGCGGCTGCGAAGGCGCTGGGCAACCGGCAGAGCGCGCTGATCGTGGACACGCGCGACACGACCGACCTGCCGCGCATCTGACGGCCTGAACGAGACCGGGGGTTCCCGTGATGGCCGACATGAACGTCGCGGCAGAGATTGCGGAACTAAGAGGTGAGATGGCAGCTGGGTTCGCCCGGCTGGAAGGCCAGCTGAATCTGATCAACCAGACTCAGCAGCGGACGGCGCAGGACGTGGTGGATCTGGAAACGTCCACCGACGCCAGGTTCAAGGCGATGGACGCGCGAGTGTCCGAGCTGGAATCGCGCCGTTGGCCGGTAGCGTCCCTGGCGGCTGTGAGCGGCGTTGTGAGTGCCGCAGTCGCCGGGGTGGCTCTGCTGGTCAAGTAACCCCCACGGGGGCCGCAGGTGAAGCCTGACGGCCGTACGGGCACAACGGGGAAGCCCCGCCACAGTTGGGATGTGGCGGGGCTTCCTGCTGGGCTGGCTCAGATCTTGTACAGGTGCGCGCAGTGGACGCAGCGAAGAACGAAGATTCCGCACACCCAGTCCTGCGTCAGGGCGTGAACCGAGGCCTCGCGACCGCAGTCGGCGGCGGCCGCGTCCAGCAGCGGGCCGTCCCGGTGGCCGAGGGCGGCCGCCGCGCGATCAATGAGACGCTGGCTGGCGTCCGGCACCCAGCTGGCCAGCTCGACCAGTACCACGGCCTTCAACAGCTCGGCCGCCTCGGCCTCGGTCTGCGCGTCGCCGGTCACCAGCAGACCCCGGCTGATGTTGCTCATCCGGCGGATGGACTCGCGGTCCTCGGCGTCGTAGTCCCTCGTCTGGTCCTCAGCCACGTCAGCCATGTACTCGCCAGCCACGCGGATCATGTGCGCGTCGTTGCTCGTGATGCTGATCATCTTTCGGTTCCCTTCAAGTCGGCGGGGGTGATCTCGCCGTGGATGAGTGCCAGCGCAACAGCATGGGCCACGTTGCGGGCACCGAGCGCCCGGCGCGCCCGGACCAGCATTGAGTGGACGGTGTGGATGCTGACGTTCCGCCGCTCGCCGCTCTGCCGGGCCGTCAGGCCCTGGGCCGCATCGATCACGTACATCTGCTCTGTGCCGGTCAGCAGGCGGCCCCGGTACTCGCCCTTCCTCACCGGATCGTCACCACCGGCGCGCTCGCTATGGCTTCCAGGTAGGCCGTGGTGGCCAGCGCGCCGTCCGGGTCGTTCAGCATGACGCGCCACTGCTTGTAGGTGTCCTGGCCCTTGATCTCGGCGGTCCGGAACCGGTCAAAGAGGTTCATGAAGGTGGTGAGGTCGTCGCCCTCTATCCCCTGCCGGATGGCGTGCAGGTGCGCGGTCTCACGCGGCCCCATGGGTTCCCGCTGGGGCCGCCGGTTGGCGTTCAGTCCAGTGATCACGACTCGTCGCCCTTCGTCTCGCGCATCATGGCCATGATGATCTTTGCGGCCGGTAGCTGACCGCCGTTCACCAGACGTTCCCACACCTCGACCAGCGTTGCCCGCCGGACAGTGTCGGGCTGGTCCAGCGTGCTGCGAATCCTGGCCAGTTCCTCGGTCACCTCGGCAAGGACCGCCGGGTAACCTTCCAGCTCGGCGCGTGCGCGGCGGGCCCGGTCGTTCAGTGAGGCCATCAGCTGCGCCGTATCCCGGATCATCTGGCCATCCGGAACCAGATCCCTAATCAGACGGACGTCGGTGCAACGTGTGTCGCTGCCGGGGACGTGCGACCAGCGCGGCGCCGGGCGTTCTTCCGGCGGCAGATCCTGGTAGGCGTTTTCCCACACGTTGCGTACGGCGGCGCCGCAGACGCAGTAGTCACTCATGCTGCCTTGTCCTTCCGGTTCCTGACCTTGCGGTTGTAGGTGCAGCGGCGGCAGTACATC